CATGTTGTTCTATAGTATCCCTATTAATAACTTGAAAACTTGTTGAGTCTTTTGCAGTAGGCTTATTACTGGCGCAATCTACACCAATTATATAGTTTTCGCCATACTCAGCGGTTTTCCAGATATGTAAAGTATCTTCATAAGTTACTCCACCAAAAGCCCTATTTAAAATATTGGAGGAAGGTTCAAATGCCTGCAATGCTTCTCTTGAAAAAAGAGCATTTTGATTCACATCAAAGCATACTTCATACTCCTGCTTGAACTTATCAAGATTACCATTATCTATTCGTATCTGGTCAGCTCTGAAATTAGGGTTTTTAGTGAAAATAGAAGATACCGTCCAAGGAAGTTCAAACCATTTCCAGCCATTAATTCCAGCCTTAGCTAACGTAAAGGTAGTATAGAACCAGTTTTGATCACTGTTACCGTTAGGCGTAGATATGGCAATAAGCTTACCGTCAGATGCAGATATGGTAGGCAACAAACCCTTAATTACCTCATCGCACTTTGGAATGAACGCGGCCTCATCAACAAGGAATACTGTAGCACTAAAGGAACGAGCAGCATGCGGATTAGATGTAATGGCCTTAACGCTTGATTTAGTCTCAAATTCAACAGTACTTTTACTATACAAAGTACAAGACGGCTTCAACCACTCCGGTAAAAATTCGTACGCAGTCTTAAGTTTAGTAATATATTCTTCAGCAGATTCCTTTCTGTGGGCTACAACGAGACAACGTTTACCCGTACTAAAAATACTCAGCCACAATGAGTAGAACATTAGCGAGGTAGATACACCCAACTGACGAGCCTTATTACAAATTACGTATTTATCACTCTGAAAGGAGCGAAGTAACTCTTTTTGATAAGATTCCAACTTAAACGGAATAATACCAGCACCACCAGGACCAGAAATTAGCCCGTAATTTTCAGCAAAATAGGTTACATCATCAATACACTTCTGTCGTTCACTATTAATATAATTAACCAAGTTAATTTTAATTTCTTCCTGGCTAAGACCATCAGACCGCCATTTCAATACTAATCTTTCCGGTTCATAACATTTGTGAGATTTATCCTCATACTTAGATAAGTATTTTTTGGCATGCTGAGGTTTTCCGTTCTGATTAATCATTATTCACCTAAAAGCCCGGAAATGTCGCTTTCCTGAAGATGATTTCCTGGGTTTAATCTCTCTGTTTCTACTACAATATCAGCGTCATTAGTATTTATTGTATCAAAGTCAACTGGAGTTATTGATGTAGCTTGACTATAATTAGACTGTCCCAATTTTGCACCAAGCATCATTCCTAAACCAGCACCAGATAAAATTGAGTCTAAATCCCCAGTATTGTTCTTTTTCTTGGCTCCAATTTCAGTACCTTTATCTGTTACAAGGGTTTTTAGAATATCAATACGCTTTTTAATTGTATCCATTCGCAATTCACCTAATCGAGCAAGAGCAATTGGAAAACTTGCTTCTGTTGATTCAATCATTCTATCTCGTAATACTGCTATAAGAGAGTCTAAATCAGAAGAAACGAGATCTAAATCTTCAAACATTTTAACAATTTCTGTATCTACTATACGATTTATTTTTTCAATCCTTGCTTGACTAGAGTCCTTAACGAGTTGTTGTGATTTACGCTCTTCTGGTAACATGTCGGACATAATGGGAATCCACCTTAAGAGAGGCAGATTCCCAAAACTATGTTGAGTTAGTAAATAATATAAGTTACTATCGCTTCAGATATAACTCACAAATTAATTACTCAATATAGTTATGGACCTCCACCTGTACATATTAATTCAATAAATTGTATTATATGTTACTAATCTTCTTCTGCGAGTGTACCTTTCTGAGTATCGAATTGTAGTGGACCAAAGTATGAACGCAGTTTTATAAGGCAGGAAGCAATTTCTTTTTGTTTTAATCCAGTTTCTGTTTTTAAGGTATACTCTAAATTATGAACTAACCCTGGATGCGAGGCGGGTCTATTTAATAAGTCTACTAAAGTACGTAATACCAATCTATCTTGGTCGGTAATGTCCTCAAACATATCGTTTTCATCATGTAAAATAGATTCAAGAGTAAGTAAAAAATCTTGATATACTACAGCAGCATCTGTAAATCCATCAGTATGTGAAGATATGGTTCGAGCAATAGAATCATAAGAGAGATTTGTGATTTTTTCTGCTCCGTGGGCCATAGTAATAGTACAAATACCAAAACTCAGTACCATAGTAAAATATGTAAACACCCTAGCAAATACGTCATTTCCCTTATCTGTTTTACCAACCACGCGTTCTGGGTCAAACTTATCCATAGCATGAATCACTTTAAGGACAGCACTTTGAAAGATTTCTTCGTAGGCTAGACCATGTTTATGCCGCTGGTATTTAAAAATAACACCATCTATTAAAGAATAACAATAAGATACAAAATTATTGCGATCCTCGGTAGTTTGAGATACCTTCCATTTCAACCACAGATACTTTCCAACATCCTCAATAAAATAAGAACTTGACTTTTTACCTCTACGCTTTTTTAACTCCATTTCAGGGAAGCGTTCCGGAAATAAGGACATAGCTTTTAATAAAAAAGCATCTGAATAATTTGATATAGGTTGATTTTCATCCAACATATTCCGTATAGTGGCTTGTTCTAATTGCTCTACTAAAGTTTTATCGTACATAATAACACGATAGTTACTATATTTATCTCTTCCAATTGAAACTTCTTCTGGCAAAGAATAAGAATCCTCAATATTATCTGACATATATATATATCTCTTTATATGAAGCTACTTACATAGTATCGACAATTATTTAAAAATAAATAATAAAAAAGTCCAACCATTCGAATGGTTGGACTTAATTATAACAAAGAGTATAAAAAATAATTTAATCTTCGGTTGTTAATGCTTCACTTATCTGTGGAAAAGGCTCTTCTGTAGCCTCTCTAGTAACAAAGTTATGCTGCTCAACAAAACATTTCTTCATCAGTGAAGTAAAATAAGCACGATTCTCAGGAGTAGCAGTAATAAGTTCTACAAAATTATCGGCACTATTCCACTTCCTTTCTGTCCCATCAGGCATAACTATAGATTTCCAAGCAGATTTACCAAATATTCCTGCATCGTTTAGAACATCATAAGTTGATAAATCACTATCATAACCACGACTGTCATAATAAAAACGAAGAGGAAGCGTTCTACCAAGAGAAGCAGCCGTCTTACACTTGATGAACTTAGCTTTTACTATGTGACCCTCTGGCTTTTTAGGTTCCCCAAGCATGCTACCACGAGTTAAAAACAGACGAGTAATAGCAAGATACTTGAGGGTATCCCCACCAGGACTTGTATATTCAGGACCCGAATATGCGGTTGCAACACTACCCATCTTGACTCTGGCCTGATTAATAGCAAGAACTGCTAAGTTTGTCTCTCGACAAACCATCTTAGTTCTCTGCAAACCCCGCTTAATCATTCTTGCGGTTACTGCGAACTGAGCTTGATCTAAATCTGCTTCTTGCTCTGCTCGGGTAGTGAGACCTGCGATACTATCTAATACTAAAAGAGAAGGAGCCTTTATATTCTTCTTTGAGATATAGTTTGCCACTCGCTCAACCTGCATAAAAGCCTTTTCTGCAAGGTCTTCAACAGATACAATACACTTATGGGTATCCACGCCAAAGTTCTCAAATCTAAACCGATCACCAGCGCCACTTTCAGTATCAATCAATACACCAAGACCACCCTGTTTTTGAATCTGGCCAAGCATATAAATACCAAAAGAAGACTTACCAACACCCTCTAAGCCAACAATTTCCGTAACTTTACCCTGAGGAATGCCGCCGCCGAGTAAGTAATCTAGAGGCTCAATCTTTGTGGGAATAAAGTCAGTAACAAAATCATCATCTTCAAGTGCTGCACTGTTTCCAAATTCCTTCTTAAGCTGAGTTCTAAATTCACCAAGGTCAGAATAATCAAAACTATCTGTCCCAGCCACGGGAAGATCTCTATCCAGTTTAGCAGTCTTTTTAATTGCCACAAAATCTCCATAAAAGGGGTGGGTCTAGACTTTATTTATCCAGACCCACCCTAAACTATAATTAATCAAGTTGCGAACGAAGCTCGTCTAGATCAATCTCACCGTCATCCTCATTTAGAATGGCAGGAGTAATCTTACTTGGGGCCTTTTTCATATCTGGCTTGGGAGAAAGTAGTGTTCGTTCCTCTTCCTCATGCTCTACGGGACCTGACGAAAACTCAGCAAACTTAGCCTTAAGCTCCTCACTCTTTAGTGGAGTGACAATAGAAGAAAGATCGGGAGACTTCTCAACCAAGAGATCCCAAGTTTTCTTACCACCCTCAGACTTATCAAAGGCTACAGACTTGTCCCCGAAATCAAGAACAATGGTGTCAAAACCGCCCTTTGTAGTTGCCTTACTCTTAGAATATTCAACAATTCTACCCTCAGTAAAATCGCAGAAGTCTACGCCCTTCTCGAGTTTAGATTCTAAAAGTTCCATGTTGGTCTTAGATGAAACTCTAACAATCTTAAGATCAGCCTCTGTGATATTTGAAGGATCAATAGCATCAGCTTCATAACCCACTAAAAGATAATGAGTTTTTACAACAAGTTTCTTAAATGCGTCCTTGTACGCCTCATTTTCAGTCTTAGTATAGGTACGAAAAGTCTTCCATGCTAAGTCACAGAAGGGGCACTCACCCATATCCTGCTTCTTAGGACAGGCGATAGATTCAAAATGCCCATCTGGAAAAGTTACTGCATGATGATGATAGATAGTGAGGGGTAGTTCCAGGTCCTCATTTTTGAGCGGAAGGAAACGTAGCTGGTATCGCTTACCTGTTTCCGCCTTAAACCAATTACTACTAGTACTTTGTTTCTTTGCCTTACTGGCCTCAAGCTTCTGCCTAAAACGATCAAAGTTAGTTTGTGCCATGGAAGTGGCTCCTAGAAAAGGGTGAGAACCGTCTCACCAAGTGGGCGACCTTCTGAGTCACCATACTATTAATTCGCCTTACATTAATATTATCGGCAATATTGGGCCGAGTATAAGACAAAAATATATTTTATTTTGCCCTAAACTTTTTTCGAATATGTACGATACTAACCTTGTCGGTTGGGAAAAATAAGTAAAAAGAAAGAGTACTAAAATATCTATATAAGTAAGTATATATAAATATCTATTCAATCTCTTTTAGCCCTTTAGGGCGAATATTACTACGAAGAACCAAGTAAGAAATTTATGAGCCCTATAAGATTTAGAAATTCTTTTGCTTCTCGTTATAAATTAGGAGAAAGGAGAAAGCATCTTTCAGAAAGAACTCTTAAAACTTTATCTCCAATACCGCCAGTACTGATTATAGATATAGATTACTTTTGTTTATTACTAGAAAGTAAACAAAAATATAATAAAACTAATATAGACTGTAACACTTATCTACGACAATGGATAAATTCAACTGTAAAATATATTCTGCCAAACAATATCATGGCAGTGTACTCTGGAAATACTTCTGTTTGGATTGAGCCAGTAAGGAATTTTTTTATTAGCCACACTATTCCAGTATACAATGCCCCTATATCAGATTTTATATTTTCTGCTAAGTTATCTGGATTAATCTCTACTCCAGCTTGCATTATTACAAATAATTTTTCTACTTGGGCAATCAGTAATAAATCTGCGGAACTTTCTTTTGTTGCCATAGACTCTAATAATAGAGTGTTAGTATATAATAACAGTACTGGATTAGATTTCTTTTGCAAGTTTATAATGACTAATAAAATTATCAATAAGTTGGGATTACAGCATATAAAATATCTGAACCTTCAATATTTATATGTGATTTTATTATACTTAAACTTCACGAACCAAGCCCCTGGAACTCCTTTCTACTTTGATGAAAAGTTTATATGCTCCTTACCCAAACACAAAGCAAAGAATCAAGCCTTTTCAAGATCATCCGGTATAGGTTTAGATCTTATATCACAGGCTCATAAGTTTTTAAGCTACGCCTTTTTAACTAAACCAGAGTTTATGGATTTATTTCTTTTTAGTAGTGGTATGGACTATACACTACATCTATCCCGCTTACCAAAACTAATTTCTTTTGACATCGCTATACTGGATCGATTACATACCTTTTATTTAGCTAATTATAAATTAAATACCATTCAACTAATACCGCAACAAGTAATTAAAATGGAACAACCAGACCTTTATGGCTCAGTTCTATGGTCTGATATTTCTATACCACTAACTACATTACATGACAATGCAGTTCGTGTAAAACTTATAAACCGGTATCTTAAACTATACCCATCTGCGGATGTTACAAAACTAAGCCTTACTATTTCTCCTTCTTTTCGAAAAGAAATAAAAAGAATCAACAAGATTTTACCTGATATTGCCGATACTATACCTAACGAGACAGATACTTATATCTCGTCTTTACTTGCAGGAATATTTAATGGTTAATCCTAAATTTATCGGAGAAAAGAGCGTTATCCTTGTAGATGGTAACAATCTCTTGATCCGTATACTATTCGCCAAAAATAAGGGTAACAATCTACTAACTCCTGCCGAACTTATTGAGTCATGTGCTCATATTTTCATGCATCAGCTAAGCATTTGTGCGAAAAAGTATAGCTGTGATCGTATGTATGTGACTTTCGACAATGGTGGTTCTCTTAGAAAGAAAGCACTATTCGATGAATATAAGGGTAATAGACAATTTCAAGCCTCTTCTGGAGCAATGGCAGCATTTAATGAGCCTAATACAACCCTATTTGCTGAATTAAAACAGGTTGTATTAAAGCTGTGCGATGTCTTTCATATTCCAGTATTTACTGAATATGGAATTGAGGCAGATGATTTTATAGGTATCGCTTGCGAGGAATTAAAGAAATTAGGCAAGAAAATTGTTATTTTAAGCAACGATTCTGATTTTCTTCAGCTACTCACTGACTCTAATGTAGTTTGTAGTATCCCTTATAAAAAGATAGATGTTACAAAGGACACCTTCCCTGCCTTCTTTTCCAGTCTTTCTAAATCACGCGGAGTTACTATCTCTTCTGGAGAGTATCTATTCTATAAAGCTCTTATTGGAGATGTTAGTGACAATATCGATGGTATTGATGGATTAGGATATAAGACATTATTTAAATTAATGAATGAGCAACTTAAAACTGAATCCGAAGAAGTGATATCTCTATATATGAAGGATACATTAGCTTATGCCGAACTCCTGGCTTCTCGCAATGACTCCATCTTAGAGAAGAAGATAGCAGCTAATATCGACCTTATTAGAAGGAATTATAAACTTATTGAGTTGTCCTCAAGATATATCACCGGTACTGTAGTTCATTTAACTTTAACAAAACTGACTGAAGTTCAGGAGGCTCCTTCTCGCAAGGAAGTATTCAACGAAGTAAAGGCTATCCTGGGTACCTCAAACCTAGAATTTACAGTCAATACGCTTTTTAGCCTGAAATCTACTTATCTTCCAGCGTAAACTGACGATACTTATACTGTACAGGAGCACTTATGAGGGTGCAAGAACAGATTAGTTTAGTTGATACCATTACCGGCCTGACTGGGGTTAAGAGATTCCATGGCCATAGTACAATTCATACTCAGTCTGTGGCTGATCACTCCGCAAGGGTAGCCCAGCTTGCCTTTTTAATTGCATTAGAATATTATAATGGTGATGTAGCCAAGGCTAACTCCGTAGCTGTTCTAGGTGCCTTCCACGACCTAACAGAGGGTATTTTAAAGAACGATGCCAACTCTTCGGTTAAATCTAAGTATGGTATTAGAGAAGTTCTAAAAAAATTAGAAGTCGATATTGTGGAAGATTTGTTTCAAGACACTCTTATTAGGGATCTTATTTTAGAACGCACTGATGAAGAAAAGTATAACCTAATGAAACTGGCCGATACTATAGATTTTGGCTTGTTTGTTTGGGATGAAATTATGACTGGGAATCGTCATATGCTTCCACTTATTGATTCCTTTAAAAAGGAAGTTTCTAAATATCCTCAGGAAATGCTAGCCTTATCCTTTACTCGAGTATGTATAGATAAAATTATGAGCTTCTGATGAGCGAGATAATTCTACATTGCCCTCATTGTCCTCCAGGTAAATCAAATAAGCTATATATAAATGTTGAACTTGGTATGTTTAACTGCTTTAGATGTGGTTTTAAGGGAGGTATTAAAAAATTATATAGGTATCCAGAGCTTATCGCAAAACTTGACGATCAGCTCTCGCTGGCTGAAAGCAGCAAACTTAAGAGTTTTAAACCGTTGGAGACAAGATCCCACGATATTTTGTCAGATTTGAATCCCGTTAGAGAGATCGTATATACTGACCCGCAGTGGGACTATCTTATTGGTCGTGGATGGACTGAGGAAATGATTCAAGCCTATCGACCTTTGGTATCTAAAGCTCCTAAGTTTGCTGATCGGGTTAT